TGCGCTCGGTGCTCGGCGCGGTCGAGCTAGGATCGGTCCGGATCGAGGGCGGCCAGGGCACAGCCACGATCCGTCTGACCTCGGCACCGGATGCCGCCGACACCGTGCACCGCATTCTGGAAAAGACCGTCCGGCACGTCTCGGTCGGCTACCGGGTGCACCGCTACGAGATCACCAAACGCGAGGGCCAGCGGGAACTCTGGCGCGCCGTCGACTGGGAGCCCATGGAGGTCTCCGCCGTCGCCATGCCCGCCGATCCCGGGGCGCATATCCGTGCGGCCGAAGCCGGACCCACGGCCCTGGCACCCTGCATTCTCACCCGATCCGACACCCCCGCCGCACACGCGGCCCATCACAAGGAGGCAGCAATGCCGAATGATACCCTGCTTCCCGGCACTGAGACTGACGCGACCCGTTCGCTTCCGCTGTCCCCGGCACCTGTTGTCCCGGCACCACCGGCACCTTCGTCGGAGGCAATCCGCGTCGAGGAGCGCCAGCGCGCCGCCGAGATCACGACGCTCTGCCAGCGGCACGGCCTCGGACTCGAGTTCGGCGCGGACCTGATCGCGCGGGGTGTGGCGCTGGACACAGCCCGCTCGGCGATCCTCGACCGGCTGGTCGCGCAGAACCCGACCACGCGCGGGGCCGAGATCACTCCGGCGCGCGTCGGCGGACCCTCGTCCACCGATCTGGGCTTTCGCGATGCCGTGACCGAGGCGCTGCTGCACCGCCACGAGCCTGGGCGCACGCCGCTCTCCACCGATGCCCGCGAATTCCGGGGCCTGACCCTGATGGAGATGGCGCGGATCGCGGTCGAGCGGCGGGGGGTCAACACCCGCGGCATGTCGAAGATGGAACTGGCGACCGAGGCGCTGATGGGCCGGGCTTCGGTCGGCTATCATGCCACCGCCGACTTTCCCTTCCTGCTGGCCAACGTCGCGAACAAGACCCTGCGCTCGGCCTACGAGTCCACACCGCGCACCTTCACCGCCTGGGCGCGCCAGGCGACGATCACCGACTTCAAGCAGGTCCAGCGCACGCAGCTCGGCGGCGCGCCCGATCTGCAGCGCGTGCCGGAGTCCGGGGAATTCACCTATGGGACCATCGGCGAGGGCCGTGAAGTCTATTCGCTCCTGACCTATGGCCGGATCGTCGGCATCACCCGGCAGACGCTGATCAACGACGATCTCGATGCCTTCACCCGGGTGCCGTCGGCCTTCGGTGCCTCGGCCGCCGATCTCGAAAGCGATCTGGTCTATTCGATCCTGACCACGAACCCGCTGATGGGCGACGGTCTCGCCCTCTTCGTCGCCGGCCACGGCAACCTCGGGACGGCGGCGGCCATCACCGAGGCCTCACTGGCCGAAGCCTATCGGCTCTTCGGCAACCAGCGCGGGCTCGAGGGGCGACAGATCTCGATCCAGCCGCGCTACATCATCACGCCGCCCGGCACCCGGTCGGTCGAAGCGCGGAAGAACGTGACCGCCACGACGCCGATGGCGGTCGCGGGCGTGAACGCCTTCGCCGGGCGGCTGGAACCCATCGAGGAGCCACGGCTGATCCCGGCGGCAGGTGCCGATCCGTGGTTCCTCGTCGCCGATCCCTCGCGGATCGACACGGTGGAATACGGCTATCTCGAGGGCAATACCGGCCCCTACACCGAGACCCGCACCGGTTTCGAGGTCGACGGCATCGAGATCAAGGCCCGCCACGACTTCGCCACCAAGGCGATCGACTGGCGCGGGATGCTGCGCAACGCGGGCATCTGACGCTTGACCCTTTTCCCCCTCAAGGAGCCAAGACATGGCGAAGAACTACATTCAGGAAGGCGACACAATCGTCATCACGGCGGGCACCGCAGTCGCCTCCGGCGCGGGTGTCCAGGTGGGCCGCATCTTCGGTGTGGCTGCGAACGATATCGCCAGCGGCACCGAGGGCCCGATCAATCTGACCGGGGTCCATGATCTGCCAAAGACTGCAGCCCAAGCATGGACCGCAGGCGCGCTGATCTACTGGACGGGCACGGCCTGCACCAACGTCGCGGCCACCAACATCCTGATCGGCATCGCGACGCGGGCACAGCTCGCGGCGGATACGATCGGACGCGTGCGCCTGAACGGCGCAGGCATTACCCCGTGACGGCGTTCGCAGTGGCGGTGCGTGCGATCTTTTCGGACCGCAACATGGCCGAAGATGCCTTCCACCGGGTTGGGGGCATTGGCGCAGGCACCATCACCCGGGCAATCCGACGCGCCTCGGATCAGGTCTCCAGCTTCAACGAGGGGCGGTTCGTGTCGGACACGATCCTGCTGGACGTGCCGACCGCTTCTGTGCCCCTGCTGGCGGTGGGCGACACCATCGAGATGGGGGCGTCGATCTACGAAGTCCGGGCCGATCCGGTCCGTGATGCCGACCGGCTGGTCTGGTCGGCAGAGGCGCGGGCGCTGTGAGGCTCTCCGTTCGCGTCGAAGGCGACTTCGTGGAGATCACCGGCAGTTCCGTGGCCGAGGGCAAATCCGCCGTCACGCGCGGCGTGGCGGTGGCGGGCGCGGGATTGCAGGCCGACTGGCGGGCGCAGATCGCGGCGGCAGGTCTCGGGCCCAAACTGGCCCGCACGATCCGGCGCAAGGTCTATCCGCAGTCCGGCACCTCATTACGCGCGGCAGCGCTGGTCTGGAGCAAGGCGAGCGAGATCGTCGATGCTTTCGACCGGGGCGCGCTGATCCGCTCTGCCGACGGCTTCTGGCTGGCGATCCCGCTGGCGGCAGCCGGGGCCAGGGGCGCAGGCGGCAAGCGGATCACCCCGGGCGGTTGGGAACAGCGCACCGGACGGCGGCTGCGCTTCGTCTATCGGCGCGGGCGGCCCAGCCTGCTGGTCGCCGACGATGCGCGGCTGAACAGCCGCGGCCTTGCCGCCTCGAAAGGCGGGCGGCGGCGGCGCGACGGCACCCTCACCGGCGCGCAGACCGTCCCGGTGTTCCTGCTGGTGCCACAGGTGAAGCTGGCAAAGCGCCTCGACCTCGGCAAGGCGGCCATCGCCTGGCAGAACCGCCTGCCGGGCCTGATCCTCGCCAACTGGCCGGAAGGAACCCGCCGATGAGTACGCGCGAGACGATCCTCGAGTCCTTGCGGCTGGTCCTCGCCAGCATCCCCGGCGCGCGGGTGCTGCGGAACGAACCATTGCCCGGTCGCATCCCAGCGGGCGGGATGGTGATCCTCCGCGACGGCGATCCGGGGCAACCCGAAGTCACCCTGTCGCCGCTGCGCTATCACTACGAACATCGCGCCGGGATCGACGTGCTGATCCAGAAAGCCTCGGGGCGCGACGCGGCCTTCGATGCGCTCTGCGCTGCCATCGGGGCCCGGATCGCCGTCGACCGGACGCTGGGCGGGCTTTGCGACTGGTGCGAGGCCGAGGCACCGGAACCCGTGGAGATCACAGCCGAGGGCGGCGAGCCGATCAAGGCCGCGACGGTCGCGGTGATCCTGACCTATTCGACCGCCAATCCGCTCTGATCCACACAGTATACATATAGAGGAGTCCGACGATGGCACGCGCACAGGGCGCGCGGGCGCAGATGGCGCTCGCCTTCGAGACAGTCTACGGCACAGCGCCGGCGACGGGATACCGTTTTGTCCCCTTCGCCTCGACCACCCTTGGCAGCGAGCAGCCGCTGCTGGCCTCGGAACTTCTCGGCTACGGTCGCGATCCGCAGGCCCCGCTCCGCGATGCCTTCACCGCCGACGGCGACGTGGTGATCCCGATCGATGTGGAGAACTTCGGCTTCTGGCTGAAGGGCGCCTTCGGCTCGCCGGTCACCACCGGCACGGTGCCGAAGGTCCATACCTTCCAGTCCGGCGGCTGGACCCTGCCGAGCCTTGCCATCGAGACGCAGATGCCGGAGGTGCCGCGCTTTGCGATGTATTCCGGCTGCGTGGTCGACGGCCTCTCCTGGGAGATGCGCCGGTCGGGACTTCTCACCGCCACGGCGACACTGGTCGCGCAGAACGAGGTGGTTGCGGCCGCCACGGCAGCCGGTGCGCCGACATCGCTGTCGCTGGCCCGCTTTGGGCATTTCAACGGGTCAATCCAGCGCAACGGGGCGCCCATCGGCAACATCCTCTCCGCCCGGATTGCCTATGCCA